AAGCCGAGAGTAAGTCCGGTAAGCAGATTGAGGAGAAGAAGCAGCTTAACTCCACAGAGAAGTTTGCTTCCGTCATTCGCGGCATGGTTCGCAAGGACGGCACTGTCACGCCGATGACTGAGGGCGTGAACGCAAACGGCGGCTACACCGTTCCCGAGGATATTCAGACTGAAATTCTGCACTTCAAGGAGACTGATTTCTCTTTTGAGAAGTACATTTCCAAGGAGACCGTTACCACTAACAGCGGCAGAAGGACCTTCCAGGCAAAGGCGACCTGCACAGGCTTTGCCGATGTTACCGAAACGGGAGCTACCCCTGCTATCGCGTCGCCTACATATCTGCCCATTTCCTACACGATCACCGACAAGGCGGGCTTTATTCCGCTGACAAAGGATTTGGTCAACGATTCCTCTGCTAACCTGAGAGCGGAGATCGTTAAGTGGTTCGGCAGACAGAGAACCGCAACTATCAACAACAAGGTGCTTTACACGCTGACAAACGGCGTTACACCTATTGCAGTCACCGACCTCAAGGGACTCAAGAAGCTTGTAAACGTCACTCTCGGCTCGGCGTATGACTGCAAGATCTTCACCAACGACGACGGTCTTAACTGGCTCGATTCTCTCGAGGACACCCAGCACAGACCGCTCCTCACACCCGTTCCCAACGAGCAGGGCAGAATGCAGCTGTGCATCGGCGGAAAGATACGCGAGGTTGTCGCCGTTCCCAACAGCGTGTGGGCTTCTACATCAGGCTCCAATAATAGCACCGTTATCCCCTTCATTGTCGGCGAGCTGACTGAGGCTATTAAGATGTTTGACCGTCAGGCTCTTGAGATTGCGGTCAGTGACACCGCCGCGGTTACCGGCTTCAATGCCTTCGAGCAGAACGGCGTACTGATGAAGGGCGTGCTTCGCAATGACTTCGTTAAGCAGGACGCTGATGCGTACAAGGTCGCTACTGTGACTGTGACCGCGTCGTAAGAAGCTGAAAGGAGGCGGCAGCTATGTTAAATCTCAGAGAAGCGCTTGATTATCTCGGCATTGACGATAGTGACGATGATATGATTAAGAATAACATACGGCGTCAAATCGAAGTAGCTGACTGCCACCTTAAAGCTGCTGTCGGTGAAGATTATCCTGCTGATGATCCCCGAATGAAGGAAGTTGCGCTGATGATCGTCAGTGAGCTGTATGATCACCGTGCTCTCAGCGCTAAGGAGGAAAGCCGCATCAACTCTCTTGCAAGACAGTACATGCGGCAAATCCGCCTTGAAATGAGGGGGGAATAGAGTTGACCTACGATAAGCTGATAATCATTGAGAAACGCGATCCCCAAAGCGGAGAGTTCAGTTGTTGGAGGCAGTTCCATGCGAGAATCAACAAGACGGGAGGCGGCGAACGCGAAGCGAGCGGTTCAAGACGCTCGGCAGCGTCGCTGACATTCGAGCTGCGCTATGTCAGCCTGCTGTTCGATATCTTCCTCAATACGCAGGATTACAGGATCATTTACCGAAACGCTGTTTTTGTTATCAATGATTACGACGATTACATGGAGCAACACAAGACCGTGAGATTGGAAGGTGAATGCGTTGGCGAACGGCAAGATAACTATTGACGACCTCGCCGACGCGATCAACGAACGCATGACCGTCTATCAGAGCGACACGGCGCGGAAAATACTCGGCGTTACCAAATCGACCATGAAGCGGTTTGTGAAGATCACTAAGCAGACCGCACCGCGCCGCACGGGGAAATTCGCCAAGGAAATCCGCAGCACTGTTGAGGACAACGGCATAACAGGCTCCAAGGGCATTTGGTACGTCGGCGGCAAAGAATACCGTCTGACGCACCTTATTGTCAACGGGCATCAGCTCAGACAAGGCGGACGGACTAAGGGAAATCCATTCCTTGACAATGCGCTTGAGGAAATAGAGAAAGAATACATAAAGGGACTTGAGGAGGCGGTCAAAAACGATTAATCAAATATTACAGGCGGCGGGCTTTGTCGAGAACGTCACTTACGCACAAACAGTTTTTGTAAAACCGCCACAGAGAACCTTTGTTGTGTACTTCGACGACGTGGACGCCGACGGCTCGGACTATACGACCGACTTTGCAGAGCACTCCGTCCGCTTCGAACTGTACGCGCCGAACAGAGCGGATCCCGCCGCGGAAAAACGGCTTGAAACAACGTTTAGACAATATGGCATACATTATCGCAAGCTCGGGCGGACGTGGCTCGAGAACGAACGTTATTTTTTAACAACATACTATTTTGATTTTACTGAAAAGGAGACATAAACAATGGGTAAAAGAATCATTCTGGGCAGCGGCGAGCTGTTCAAGGTCGCGGTACCTTCCGGCGCGATTGCCGACCCTCAGACTTATTGCGTCGAAGCTAACCGCTTTTCGCACATCAAGAACGGCGCGACCCTCGAATATACTCAGGAAAAGACGACCGTTGAGGACGACCTCGGACTTGTTCACAAGACAAGGCTCAACACCGAGAGCGCGAAGCTCAAATGCGGTCTTATGACCCTCGAGCCCGAGAGTTTGAAATACCTCTCGGCTACGGCGGGAGATCCCACGAACATTTCCGCTTCGGGTTCGGGCAGCAACGCGACCGTCGCCAAGAAGCAGGTCAAGATCGGCGGTATCAAAAACGAGAGCGAAACACCCTATCTGTGGATTTTCCACCACAAAGATGACGTTGACGGCGATATTTGGGTAGTGCTCAAGGGCAACCACAACACCGGCATTAATATCCAGTTTAAGAAAGACGACGCGAACGTCTCAGACCTTGAGATCGACGCTCAGCCGCTCGACGATGACGGACACAAGGTCTATTACTACGAGGAGGTCAAAGGCACGACCCCCACAACTACACATTAATCATCAAACGGAGGTGAGAGGATATGAAGATTACCGATATTCTCGGGCAGAGCTTGCCCGTGTTCAAGGTTGGCGACCGCTCTGTCCTTCCGCCTCCGCTTTTTGCTGTTAGGGCGCATTTGCCGCATTTAGTCGGTTTTATCCGCAAAGTCATAGTAAAGGATCTGGATAAAAAAGAGCTTGATAAGCTGAATATTCACCTGTGGGAGCTTTGGAGGGGCTGTGATTTTGAGCAGCTCGGCGCGGAGGAGCTGTTCACAGCTGTTGCGGAGTATATCATCTTTATACAGGCGACTGTTCCGAATCTTCCATACTGCGCCCTTCCGGATATAACCGCTGACGAGGACGAAGGAAATTATTCCTACGCCCAAAACACCGCCTATGAGAAGCTCGTGGCGGACTACGCGAATATGACGCTGCCCGATGTCATGAAGCTCAATTATGTAGATTTCCTGATACTGCGCCGTGAGGCGTTCATTTATAACTTGTCAAAGACGAAAAAGGGCAGGGAAAAGCTCGAGGAAGCCTACTGCATGGAGCAGACGCAACCCGACAGAGGCGGCTTGAGGAAGCAATTCGGAGGTGAGTAAATTTTGGCTAATAAGAAAATCAAGGGCTTGACCGTTGAGATCGGCGGCGATACCACAAAGCTGGGCAAGGCTATTGAAGACAGCAAAAAGAAATCAAAATCCCTGCAATCCGAGCTGAAACAGGTAGAAAAGCTCCTCAAGCTCGACCCGAAGAACGTCGAGCTTGTCGCCCAGAAGCAAAAGATACTCGCCGAGCAGGTCGAGGAGACGAAAAAGCGGCTCTCTCTTCTCAAGGACGAGCAGAGCAAGGTCAACGAGATGTATAAAAAGGGCGAGATCGGCGAGGAGGACTACCGAAAGTACCGCCGCGACGTGGAGCAGACGGAAATCACGCTGAAAAACCTCGAGACTCAGCTCAAAACTACGGGCGATCAGTTCGCTGAAATGCAGCGTAAGAGCGGCGCGGTCACCTTCCAGAACGCCGAAAACAAGGTCGAGCATTTCAAGGGCAAGGTCAAGGATATGACCGACGCCGCGCTCGAAAACGCGGAGAAGCTCTCCAAGGGCTTTGACAAGGTCGGCGACGGGCTGGAGAAGGCGGGAAGCGTGCTCAACAAGGGCTCGGCGGCAGCCGCTGCCGTGCTCGCGGGCTCCGTCGCGTCCTTTAAGGATCTCGACGACGGCTACGACGTCATCGTCAAAAAGACCGGCGCGACCGACGAGAAATTTGACAGTCTGAAAAAGACGGCGGACGAGCTGTTCTCCGGCTCGACCTTCGATATGACGGACATCGGAAACGCGATCGGCGAGGTCAACACGCGGTTCGGCTTCACCGAGGACAAGCTCCGGAGCGTGACCGAGCAGTATTTGCAGTTCGCGAAGATCAACGACGCGGACGTTTCCGACAGTGTTTCCAAGACGGCGCGCATCATGCAGGCATGGGATATTTCCGCCGAGAATCTGCCCGATCTGCTCGGCATGATCACCGCCAAGGGGCAGGAAACGGGAGTCGCCGTCGGCGGTCTTATGGACAAGGTGCTCGACAATAACGCTATTTTCAAAGAAATGGGGCTTTCGCTCGAAGAAAGTATTTCTTTGATGGCGCAGTTTGAGAAAAACGGTATCAATGACAGCACGGCGCTGGCAGCGCTGAAAACGTCCGTCAAGAACGCAACCAAAGAGGGCAAGAGCCTGAGCGAAGCGCTGAAAATCTCGGTCAGTGACATCAAAAACGCGACCACCGACACCGAAGCGCTTCAAAAGGCGGCGGAGCTGTTCGGAACAAAGGGCGCGGCTGAGATGGCGAACGCGATTAAAGAGGGCAGAATTGACTTTGATAACCTGTCAGGTTCGATGTCCTCTTATAAAGATACCGTCAAAAAGACCTATGACGCGACGGTCGACCCGCTCGAGGAGAGCAAGAAGGTCATCAACAACCTCAAATTAGCCGGCACGGAGCTTGCGGCGACGGCGCTCAAGGAAGGCCAGCCGCTGATCGAGGACGTTATCGACGGCGTTGAGGCTGTGACAAACTGGCTCAAAAAGCTCACGCCGGAGCAGAAGAAAACGCTTACAAAGGCTATTGAGATAATGGCGGTAGTCGGTCCCGGCGTAACGGTTGTCGGTAAGCTGAGCAAGGGCATAGGCAGTGTCGTGGAGATTTTGCCGAAAGTCGCGACTGCTGTAAAAGGATTCGGTGCGGCTCTAAGCGCCAATCCTGTGGGAGCGTGGACAACTGCAATAGTTTTAGCAGTATCCGCTATTGCTGCGTTAACTGCAGCGGTTAATGAGTATTCAAACCTTAAATGGGAATCTACAGAGTCAGCGAGATTCGCGGCAGAGGTTGATAAAGCCGCTGACGCGCTGGAGGAAAGCGCTCAGAGAATTTCTGATACTACCAAAAAGACATTTGATAATATTGGTGAGAGCATAAAAAACAATTCGCTGATTGACACATATCAAGCAGAGCTTGACAAGTTGCTCGGCAAGCAAAATCTTACCGACGAGGAAAAGTCCAAGCTTGATTTGATAGTCAAATACCTCACCGATAACGTTGACGGTTTTTCAGACGCGTGGGACAAATATACTATCCGAGACGAGGACGGCAATATTACACTCGTTGACGACCTCGATACGGTCAGACAAGCTCTTAATGACACTATAGACGAATTCCAAAAGAATTCATATATATCTCTAATGGAAAAATCCTATAGTGATTCTCTTTCGGATAATTTAGCTGCGATTACAGAAAGAGAGAAGTCCAGAAGCGCATTTGACGCAGAAAGCAAACAATTTAGCAAGCGCCTTTCAGAACTCGGAATCAGTGAGGATAAATTCAAAGAAGCATATAATCGTTTTGGCGAAGGAAATCTTTTCAACATGAAAGATATCCCGCTGAATACGAATCTTAATGTTGATGATTACCGTGAGTTAGCTAAAATGTACAGCAGTATGAATAAATATCGTTCTGCTTTATTAACGGTCAATCAAGAATTAAGAGAATCCGACGAGCTGCAGCAAGACAGTCTTGACGTTATCAATGTTCTGAACGGAAGTTATGACGACGCGGCAGCTGTTTTAATGGCATTTAGGCTCAATATGATTTCGCTCGAGGACGTTACAAGAAACGGCTGGAGCAGTATTGAGGAATTAGAGAAATCTGCCGCTGAAACCGGTAAAAATACAGTCTACGGCGTTGGTCAGGATATGACCGATTACGAAGAAAAAGTATATTCAAGCACCGACGAAATGACTAAGGATTTCGTCGATAAGCTTGCCGTCAACAAAAACGCCGCGAAAGATACCGTTGAAGGGACTACTAAAGCGATTGAGGATGAAACTCCAAACTTAGAAAATGCAAGTGAAAAAGCTTCTGAGGCAATCACAAACAATTTTGATAATCTTGATCTTGAGGAAAAGGGCGGTAACATAATACTCGGCTTGTTAAAAGGTCTATGGAACAACTCTATTTTCTCAAAAATTGGTAAAACTGTTGGTAATGTAAGTAGTGCTATTTATAATGCGTTTACTTCATGGTGGGATATGCACAGTCCCGCAAAAAAATCGGGGCCTTTAGGCAAAAATATTACACTTGGAATTACCAAGGAAATGCCAAATCAACACAGGGCAATAAAAAAGGCGAGCGCAGAGGTAAATGAAGATATTATGAAATCCCTTTCCGAAACAGCAAAGTCGTATTTTCAGGGGAAAGATTATCTTTTAGAACCGACGTTCTCAACGTTGCCTACAATGACGGATTACAGCGTTACTCATACGCATGATTTTCAGCAGTCGTCAGAGATACGTGCGCTGAGGAACGATATCGGAACGCTCAGCGCGAACATCAGGGAGCTTGCCGACCGTCCGATCGACGTGTATGTTGACAAGAATAAGCTTGTCGGCGGCACTATCGGCGAGATCGACCGACAGCTTGCGAGTGTGGAATTCTTTAAGAACCGAGGTGTTTAGCAGATGAAAGCTATCAACGGAATATCGATTAACAGCGAGCTTCATACGGCGCGTGACCTCGATATGATACTTATTAAAAACGAGTGTACCGCCGACAATCCCGAGCCGAAGCGTCTGATAGAGAATATACCCGGGCGCAACGGCGTTGTAGATTATTCGGATTACTATGACGGTGTAATTTTCTATGAGAACCGCACTGTGTCTTATAAATTCTTCTTCGGCGGCACGCCGCATGAAGTCAGCCGGGCAGTCGAAAAGCTCAACCGGTACCACGGCAGGAAAATAACCGTTGTCGAGGATGACGACCTGTATTTCAGTCTCACCGGTCTTGCGTCCGTTTCCGTTGACGAGCGCGCGCCGTACGGCAACTATGTGTATATGACCCTATCTCTCGACGCGGAGCCGTACAGGTGGCGGTCAGAGCCTACCGTACTGCGTGAAAAAACCTTGTCGGGAATCAAATATGTCGAGGTCGAAAATGACGTCGCCCCGGTTAACCTCACGATCAAGATCAACAGTCTTGTTCCGAATACAACGCCGGATTCCAGCACTTATGCGGTGAGAGTGTCGACGGATTCGACGCGTTACAGCGAGGTTGTTCAGACTATTGGTTCGGAAGTAACTATCACAAACTTCCTGATGAAGGGCGGAGCACAGAAAATCAAGCTTGAAACCGTCAAGCTCATCAGTAATACTTCATGGAACGTCGTCAGCAGCGCTACCGCCGATGTGATTATCAAGTACACGGAGGGAAAATTCTGATGTATAGCATTGAATATGTTATCGGTACGACACGCCATATAGTTTATTCTCCGTTTGATAATACAAGAAAGATTGTCTCGGGCGCATACCACCGCGAAACAAACACAATTGGCTCGCTGACGTTCTCGGTGCTGTATAACCACCCGTGCCATAGCTATTTTGAAGAATATCTGGGCGTTGTGAATTTATACTGGAACAACTGGTACGGGAGTAGTCCCGCATCGCTGATCTACAAATTCCGTATCATTAAGATCCACCGCAATTTCTATAACACGCTTACTATCCAGTGCGAGGGGGTGCTCGGTTATTTGAACGACAGCATTGTGAGGCCGTATACCTTCAATGAAACTCACTGGCTTTACCCGGTCATAGATCCCGGCGCACACGTCTGTACCGTGGTTGAATTTCTCCGCGAACTGATAGCCTTGCATAATATTCAGGTTACAGCCGCGCAGCAATTTACCTTTGTGGACGAAACAAACGGCGCATTCGACAGCATAGCCTTTACTACCTCGCAGACCTCATACGTTAAGTCATGGGATGAAATCGAGAGCAAGGTAATCAGAAACATCGGCGGTTATGTGCAGCTCAGGTTCAGCGGCGAGAGCAATCAATTTGTTTTCAAGGCGGCGCTCACTGAGTATAACTCTCAGACAATACGGCTCGCACAGAACCTCAAGAACCTTGAAACGGAGACTAATTCACAGAAATTCGCAACAGCGCTTTTCCCGATATCAACGTACACAGATTCCAACGGCCAGCGGCAGACTATCGATATCTATAACGTTAATAACAGCATTTATTACGTTGAGAATAATTACGCGGTGCGTGATTATGGACGGATTATCGAGTTCGCACAATATGAGGGTATTACATCGGCTTCAAAGCTAAAGAAAGTTGCCCAGCGTGACCTCAACAACTATATCAGCCGCGGCAGACCGATTAAAGTCGCGGCCACGGATATGGCGGCTGTTGGCAGCAGCTATGCGCCGCTTGAGGTTGACAAAAAGACGCGGATCTCGAGCAACGTAAACGGCGTAGATGTTGCGCCGGTTCTGAATTCGTTTGACGTTGATATCCTGGATCCGCGCAACTCGACCTACACCTTCAACGGCGAAGTTCCGTCATTCGTCCGCAAGACATATACATACAGAACATAAAAAGGAGTGATTCATTTGACGATTACAGCCGATTTCTCAGGCGGCGAAAAGACAGTCACGACCAATCCGCTCTATCAGTGGGACACGGGGCAGAAGCTCGCGCTTTCGGGCTTGCCCGCGACCTCAACGGATATTCAGGTGCATTTCGCAAACGCCGCTATGGCTCAGGCGATCGTAAAAGCGACCGAGCTGGTGGGCAGCCTTCCAACCTGTGATATTCCGAACGAGTTTTTACAGTTTGGCTCCGCGTCGAGAGCCCGCGCGTGGGTATACTTCAAGGAAGGCAGCTCCAAGGGCTACACCGTGCGCACCGTCCTGATCCCCGTCACACCGCGTAAGCGTCCGAACGATTATGTTTCTCCCGAGGATCCCGATTCTCAGGGCATAGTTGATCGCGCACTTGAGCTGCTCGAACACTATCAGAGCGACCTCGACGCCAAGGAGGAAAAGTCAAACAAAAAGACGACGCTCACGGGCAACGAGAGCAGCAACGATTTCTACCCGACGACAAAAGCGGTTGCGGACGCGATGAGTACCAAAGCGCCCGCCTCCACCGCCTACACCTTCGATACCACGACAACGACTGTTACGTTCAATGAAAATAATCCGAAAATCATCTATTTGAACGCAACCGTCGGATCACCAGACAATGAAAAAGGCATAGTGCTGACCTCGGCAGACAATACAGTACAGTACTTTTTTGGCGCTTTCAAAACGGTCAGGGTCAGAAATAGGAACGGTGCGAGCACTTACACACCGTGGGAGATTGCCTTGGAAAAAGACGGCAACAAAAAGAACATAATAAACAGTACAAATCTCTCAAGTACTGAGTTCTATCCTTCAATCAAGGCTGTTGTGGATTATCTGACAGCCAACTATATCGGCAACGGCAATAATACCGTGTCATGGGATAATCTTGCTGTAGCGGTGCAGACGCTGATCAACGGCAAGGAAAGCGCATCCAACAAGCTGACCTCAGAAGCTGGTATTGACGGTAATTCCACCGATACAGAGTACCCCTCCGCAAAGGCTGTGTTTGACTTAGGAGTACAGATTACTGACGACATTAACGAAGATATCATGGAAACAAACTCAAATCTCTCCGACCTCAAAGCCTATATCGGCTACACCGACGGCGATATTCTCGGTCTGCACGCTGACTTTGAGAACATGCAGTTTACCCGTCTGGGCGCTGCTGTCGGACTGACGGCAGGTCAGGATTTCAACGCGTTCCCGATGTACGGTCAGCGCAGGCGTGTTGTTGTCGATTCGGACGGTGTGATAGATGAAACCGAGTCGCCGGAGAATATCACTGAGAATGACACTAACGTTGACGTCATGGTCTATCAGCCGAAGTTTTACTACAAGGTCGTGCCGCTAAAGCTCGAGAAGCAGTCCGGCGGCTTGGGCTATCACATCCGCAAGGCGAATTACTACATCAGCTCGACGCCGCATGCCGGCTTCAAGCTCCACCCTCTGTTTTTTGACAAGAATGGAAACGAGATTGACTATGTGCTGTTTTCGGCGTACGAGGCATCGTATATGTGGCGTAGGCAAGTCGGTACAGACCGTTACGTCGATACAATTTTCCACGACGGTGTGGATACAGATACGACGATTGCTACTACTTCGGTTTTGAAATCCTTGCCCGGCGTCAAGCCGATATCTGGTCAGTACAAAGCGATGAACAAAGTCAATATGGAGAACTGTGCGCTGAGGAAATCGTCCAACTGGCACCTCGACACGATTCAGTCTGTTTCCGCAAATCAGCTGCTCATGGCGATTGAATACGGAAGTTTTAACACACAGTCAGCCATTGGTCTCGGAATAGTTTCAAACACAAATGTTGATACCAATAACTGCTCATCACTCACGGGGTCGACCTCGGCGGAAACATTTAATACGGCTTCCGGCATGGCGAGCGAAACAATATATGATGTCGCCGGAACTGAAACGCCGTTCAATACTAACGGCAAAGTCGCGGTCAGTTATCGCGGAATGGAAAACCCGTGGGGTAATATCTGGAAGCACGTCAATGGAATCAATATCTGGGGCGACGGCACAATGAACGGTGGTCAGGTGTATATCGCTGATAATTTCAATTTCAACGAAGAAGTTAAAGGCGAAACTACTATAAACAATGTTCATTATAAATATTCTTCAGCAGGGTTCAGCTTGGCAAACAGCTCAAGTAATGCATATAATTACATTTCTGCTTTTGGATATGGAAAAGAAGAATACGATTGGCTGTTCATGCCTTCCGAAACAACGGGAAACAGTTCACTTCCTGTTGGTGATAACTTCTGGTGTACATCCAACTTGAGCGTTTCCGATTCCGATAACGGTTACCGTATTACTCGGTTTGGCTGTTATTGGGATTTCGGTGATAGTGCGGGCGGTTTCTGTTGGAGTTGTAACTATGTTCCCGGTTTTCGGAATCACGCTCTCGGCGGTCGCTTGCTGTATGTGCCGACGGCGACAGTTTAAGGAGGGATATTCATGACAGATTACGGTATTGTAAAAAGCACGGTCAGACCCGAAGCGAAGGTCGTTGACGAGTATTCGGTGTGGGTTAATTCCGATATTACAAAAACGGAGGAAGGCTTTGAATATCACATGGTTCAGTACACTAAGGACGAGTATATCAAGCTGATGGACGAGGCCAACCTGAAGGCTCAGGCAGACCTGGAGTATATCGCCATGATGACGGAGGTGGAGCTTGAATGAGTAAGCACTTCAAAAAGGTAAAGGGCTATTACGGCAGTGGTTTGTGGAGCATCGAGAGAGT